GCTCCTGATTTTTGAGAACATGGCATACGTCATGGCGCGGCAGGCAGATCCGACAATCCCGGACACAGCCGATGAGTGGCTTGATGGATTCGAGATGTTCAGCATCTATGTCGTCTTGCCTCAGCTCGTGGAGCTTTGGCAGTTATCAAACTTGCCTCTATCTCAGAGTAAAAAAAAATAAGCGGCGCGACAGAGAGACCCTTCACCACAGGTCTTTTTCTTTTGCGCTGCAGTCAAATGGGCCTGTCGATGTCTGACCTCGATATGTTGGATGTCGGCATGGTCTTTGACATGATAATCGAAAGTGGAAACGACGGCGAAGAGTATCCGCGCTTAGCGACTCAAGCCGATTTTGATAGGTTTTAAGTATGGCATCTAATAGGATTCGCGGAATTACAATCGAAATCGACGGAAATGTAACACCGTTGACCGATGCGTTGAAGAAGGCAGACAAGGCCCTCAAGGATACGCAGTCACAGCTGAATGATGTCAATAGACTCCTGAAGCTGGATCCGTCCAACGTGACACTGCTCACTCAGAAGCAGAAGTTGCTCAAGTCAGCAGTTGAGGATACTAAGAAACGCCAGGAAGAACTGAAGAAGGCCCTCGAGCAGTCCAAGAAGGCCGGTGACACTGCCGAGAATCGCAAGCAGCAGAACGCACTCCAGCGTGAGCTCATCGAGACTACGGAAAAACTCAAGGATCTCGAGAAGCAATATAATGCATGTTCCCCGAGGCTCGAGGCACTCTCTGCTAAGACCGGACAGGCCGCAGAGGCCACAAAGGGTCTGTCTACGGCTGCCGGTGTTGCGGCTGCAGGCATGATCACAATGGCCGTCAAGGCTGGACAGAACGCGGATGCTCTTTTGACGGATGCCAGGATGACCGGATTCACCGTCGAGGAACTGCAGAAGCTCAAGTATGCGCAGGACATCGTGGACGTCAGTTATGAGACCATGATCGGGAGTGTCCAGAAGCTCACGAAGAACATGTCTGAGGAGAACTCAGCGCTGCAGACTCTTGGCATATCCATCTACGATGAGAACGGCAACATGCGCGATGCAGTCGATGTCTGGTATGAAGCCATCGAGGCTCTTGGCCAAGTCGAAAACGGCACCGAACGCGACAAACTCTCAATGGATCTCTTTGGCAAGTCTGCTATGGAGATGGCCGGGATCGTCGATGATGGCGGAGCCAAACTGAAGGCCCTCGGCGAAGAAGCTGAAACAGCCGGTCTGATAATGTCAGGCGATGCTGTTCAGGGAGCCAGTGAGTTCAATGATTCACTCGACAAGCTCAAGGCTACGGCTATGCAGTCATTTGCACAGGCCGGCGCCACACTGGCGACAACTCTGATCCCGATGCTCGAAAAGCTCGTGACATGGGTCAGCAAAGCTCTGACATGGTTCGGCAACCTCGACGGCACGACCCAGAAGGTCATCCTGACGATTCTCGGACTGGTGGCAGGTCTATCTCCGGTACTCTCTCTGATCTCGAAGATCTCTGGAGCGCTTCCGATCCTGAAGGCAGCCTTCGCAGCTCTCTCCGGGCCGGTAGGCATCGTCATTGCGGCAATAGCAGCTCTGGTGGCGATAGGTATCACGCTCTACAAAAATTGGGACACCATCAAAGCTAAAGCTATAGAGCTATGGGGCAACCTAACAGCCACCTGGGAAGCCATAAAAGGCGCCATAGTAAACAAGGCAACGGAGATCTGGGGCAAGGTTACGACCACATTCAACAACATCAAAGAGGCCATCATGAAACCGATTCGCGACGCAGTCGACTGGATCAAAGGCATCGTCGAGAAAATAAAGGACTTCTTTAATTTCAAAATCCAGCTGCCCCACATACCCCTCCCGCATTTCGGCATACAGCCGCCCGGCTGGAAAATAGGGGACCTCCTCCACGGATCAATCCCTCGGCTCGGAATCGAGTGGTATGCCAAAGCCATGGACAACGGCATGATCCTCGACAGTCCGACGATCTTCGGGGCTCAGAACGGTCAGTTGCTTGCAGGCGGCGAACGCGGAGCCGAGGTCGTAGTCGGAGCCAAGAGCCTCATGAGCATGATCCGCAGGCAACAGGCAGAACCGGCGGCGTGCAAGTCTCGGTCGTAATAAACGGAAACGTTGACGACTACGACGCGCTGGCCGAAACGATCGGACAGAAACTTCAGCAGCAGATGGCAAGGAGCGCACAGGTATGGGCATGAACACGCTGAAAATCGCCGGAATAAACTATCCGAATATATACGTCGACAGCTCTCTAAGCTACAACAAGCCGGAGAAGAACCGGGAGCTTATAAGCATACCAGGACGCTCCGGAGACCTCGTCGTCGACCACGGCACCTGGAAAAACGTGCCGATTACATACCCGTGTTATGCGAAGGACAAGGCGGAATTTGACTGGTTGATTTACCAGCTCGCCAGCATTCGCGGTTACGCCAAGATCGAATGCACCGACGACACCGACCATTTCAGAATGGGCGTCCCGATCATACCGCAGGCGCCGACGGTAAAGCGCGGCGGAAAAGACTTCTATTTCGACCTAAACTTCAACTGCAAGCCCCAGAGGTTTCTGACCACCGGAGCACAGGCGACAGACTACACGGCAAATGCGACCATATACAACCCGAAGAACGAGACGGCGCGGCCGATTATAGTGGCTTACGCAGCCGGGAGCTTCAAGATCGAGGAAGTAAACAACCCGCACACCGAGTGGACTATTACGGTTTCATCATACCCTGCCGGTTACCTATACGGCATCGCGATAGACTGCGAGACCATGGAATGTTATTTTCCAGGGCCCTCGATTACCGACATAAGCGCCTCGGCTAATCAATACGTCTCTATCAGCCCGAACAAATACCCATATATAACATACGGAGGCATCAGGCTCAAAATGGGCACAATGTCAAAAATAACGATAGTTCCGAGGTGGTGGGAAATATGATCCCGATTCTATTCTCAAGCAGCGAAACAGCCTTCAGGACCCAGGGCCTCGGACGACTACTCGACGCGCGACGGTGCGAAGTTACCGAGGAGCGGAACGGACAATATGAGCTCGTCATGGAATACCCCACGGACGGCCCGCTGTTCGATCAGATAATCCCAGGTAATTATATTTTTGCGACCCACGACGACAACGGAGACGGTCAGCCCTTCGAGATATACCAGACCTCGGCACCGCTCGACGGCTGGGTGACGATCAACGCCTGGCATATAAGTTACAGACTAAACAGCATCGTCGTGAAGCCCTTCACCGCAGCGACCTGCGCCGGAGCCATAGCGGGACTATATACCAACAGCATGAATGCGAACCCCTTCTCCTTTACCACGGACAAGAGCGTCACAGCCACCTTCAAGCTGGACACGCCGGCCAGCGTCCGAAGCGTCATGGGAGGCATACAAGGGAGCATTCTGGACGTTTTCGGGGCCGGAGAATACGAGTTCGATATTTGGGACGTCAAGCTCCACCAGAATCGCGGAGCCAACAACGGAGTCGTGCTCAGGTACGGCAAAAACATCCGGAGCCTCGACCTGCAGTATGACGCCAGTAACAAGTTCAATGCGGTCGTGCCTTACTGGTCGAACGAGAATGTTGTGGTCTATGTGAATCATCCGGTCGTCAGAACCGGGGCCACTGTAGATCGCGTAATCGCTCTGGATCTCTCCAATCAGTTCGAGGAACAGCCGTCCCTTGCGGATCTCGAGGCAGCTGCTCAGGCCTACATCGATGCATCGACCAACTATCAGGTCAAGGACAACCTCACGATCGACTTCGTTCCGATCTGGCAGACAGAAGAATATAAGGACGTTGCGGATGCGGAACGAGTGAAGCTCTGTGACACCGTCACGATCTACTACGAAAAGTGGGGCATCAATGCCACCGCGAAGGTCGTCAAGGTCGTCTACAATACGCTGCTTGATAGGTACTCACTCATCGAGCTCGGCGAACCAAAGACGACACTTTCCCAGCAGATCCAGTCGGACGTCTCCGGAAGTATTCTCAATCAGGTTCCGGAGACCGTCAAGAGAATGGTGCTGAACAACTTTGATAAAACTTCCTATGAATCCGCCACAGGCACGAGCGGAAGTATTTCTGTCAAAACGTGGAACATCACAGAAGCCGGAGTGTATCTGATATGCGCCACAGGCTATCAGACCACGACAGGGTACAGCAACTCGGAGAAGTCCATGATGGCAACCACGATAGGGGCGTACCACTATGATTCAAACGCACAGTCACAGGGGAGCTACACAGCAAAAGCCCCAATGACAGGCGGAGGAGATTGTTGCGTGTCAGCGATGTTCCAATGTGCGGCAGGGGACACCATCGAACTAAAGATGCAACAGGCAGCCGGAGGAAGTGGAGCGACCCTTACGCAACAGACATTCTATGTTAGATCATCAATTATAAGGTTGGTATAGGGACATGGAAAATATAACAATAGGTCAGATCGCAGTAGCGATTGCATTTATAGCCGCTCTCATCACAGGCGGAGTCAAGATTAAGGACTCGGTTAAGAAGTGGCTGACGAACACCCTCAAGGAAAGCTTTGACGCACAGACGAAGCAGATAGAGGAAGTCAAGCGGACGGTGGACAACATTCAGACACAGTTAAAGACGGTTGACATGGAGAACACCAAAAATTTTTTGACAACGGAGATCGCATCGCTCAAGAGGGGCGAGGTGAAATCCGAAATCGAGATGCAAAGGTTCAAAGAGGAATACGACCACTACATCAACGCCCTAAAGGGCAACACATACATCAAAGAAGAATACGAAAAGTTAAAAGCTAAAGGGTGGATATAATGAACATCATCAATGTAGCTTCTAATGAATCTCGCATACCTATTGGTATTCGGGGAGAGAATGAGGCAAGGCAGATCGTTTTCGACTTGTCGTGGCTTATTCAAACATACGGACAGGGAACGGCAGTCCTACTGGCGAAGCGTTCAGAGGACGAGAACGCATATCCTGTCACTTTGGCAGAGCAGAGCGGAACGACTCTCACATGGACGGTCACAGATGTTGACACCTACTATGTGGGGCATGGCAAGGCTGAACTGTTCTGGTACATAGATAACGTCTTAGCGAAGTCTATCGTCTACTCGACATGGACGGAACAGGACATCGGTACGGCAAGCGGAGAAGCACCCGACCCCTACGAAGATTGGGTTGAGGAACTGACCGAACTTGGAGCAGTAACCCTTGCGAACGCACAGAGGGCAGAAGCGGCTCAGAGTGGTGCTGAAACCGCAGAGAGAGGAGCAAGTGCCGCACAGACTGCTGCCGAAACCGCTCAGAGAAAAGCAGAACAAGCACAGTCAGGAGCGGAAACCGCAGAGCGAAACGCCAACACGGCAAAGACTGATGCTCAGACCGCACAACGTGGAGCGGAGCAAGCCAAGACGGACGCTCAAACTGCTCAACGACTTGCGGAAACCGCACAGGGCAAAGCAGAGGACGCAGAGAGGGGCGCAAAGCAAGCTGAACAGTCGATACTTGGCTTAACGGCATCGGCAAGCGTAGACAATACAGTAGGCACTCCGAGCGTCAGCGTGACAGTCACTGAGGTGGACGACAATAAGAATATGGACTTTGCGTTCCACAACCTCAAAGGTGACAAAGGCGACAAAGGCGATACGGGCAACGTATATTATGCGACCTTTGAGATAGACCCGACTACGGGAATACTAACAATGAACTACGACACCAATTACGAGGGAGCGCAGTTCCAACTCAACAACGGATATTTGGAGGTTGTAATTTAATGGCAACACAGAATCTTGGAAAAGTAAGCGTCACCCCGAAAGGCGCATGGTCGAACGCCACGAACTATGCCGTCTTGGATATTGTGACGAATGGCGGAGGCTCTTATATTGCTTTACAGGCTGTTCCGGCAGGCATACCGCTTGGCAACGCATCTTATTGGCTTCAGATCACCGAGAAAGGTGCTACTGGTGCAACAGGCGCGACAGGAGCGACAGGAGCGACAGGCGCAACAGGCAACGGCATCGCAAGCATCACAAAGACAGGCACTTCCGGCTTGGTAGACACCTACACAATAACCTATACCAACGGCAACACAACGACCTTTGAGGTTACGAACGGACAGGATGGAGAAGTCACTGAGGCAAGCCTTGAGGCGACCCTTGAGGACTACGCCAAGACCGACAGCAACAACCCCGTAATGTCAGTCGGCATAGCAGACTCCCTCATGAGCAACTCAGGCACAGAGGATAAAGTTCCCTACAACTTCCGACAGACCCCACAGGCAGGTGCGGTTGAAGAGGAAATAGTGGGAGCGAGCGTGGCGTGGAATCAGCTTGCGGCACTTGATGCAAGTAAGTGGAGCACGGTGAGAGATTCCGTAACAATTACCGGCACAAAAATAACGTTTACTCCGACAACGAGTGGGTCAAATCAGAAAGCAGCTTATTTTTCTATTTATCCGAATCATAAGTATTTAATAACTGGTAAAGCAGTATATGCGGACTCAAATTATGGCTGTAGCTATGGTATTTATAATGGAGCGCCGAACGGGACGAGTAATCTTATTAAAAGGGTTAGTCTTGCATATAACGTTGCTCCTTTTGATGAAGATTATATTTTCTCACATGTCTGGGATAGCACAAGTACTGGCACATGTTTTGGAATCAATCAAGCATCTGCTTCCACTACCAGTAACTATATAACATTTGATAAATTGCAGGTCTTTGACCTTACTCAGATGTTCGGCTCCACTATCGCTGACTACATCTACTCGTTGGAAGGGGCAACCACAGGCGCAGGAGTGGCATGGCTCAAACGGTTCTCCATGTTCCAGTCCTACCAAGCGTATGACGCAGGGAGCATCAAGTCCTTGAGCGTGACAGGGAAAAAGGTGGTTCAGCTTGACGAGAACAACGACCCCATACAGGAGATCACATATCCCCTCGATGATACCACTCTTTACGGCATCCTAAAACTGGACGCTTCCAACAACCTCTATGCAGATGGTGACATTTATCCGAGTAGCGGACAGGGGAAGAGATATTGGGGCATCAGAGCATATCAGGAAGGTGATGCGACAGATGGCTCCACGATGCTGACGGACGGAACAAACACAGTTTACAAGCTGACAACTCCGACCGACCTCACCCTCACGCCATACCCAAACCCACAGAGAGTTTGGAGCGGAGGAACGGAAGAATTTCTGACAGAGAGTTTTCCTGTTCCAGTAGGGCATGACTCGTTCTATGCAGAGGATTTGGTCACAAAACTCGTGGGCTTGCCGTGGGATTTCAGCAAGCTGATTGCTCCGACAGAGCAGACGAACAAGGCTTCGCAGAACTATGCAGTAGGCTCATACCTCATATATCAGAACACACTCTACAAGGTCACTTCCGCAATAGCAAGCGGTGGAACAATAACACCTAACACTAACTGCACAGCCACAACGGTAATGGCAGAAATATTAGCACTTTAACAGTAAAGGAGAAATAAAATGAAGTATGCACTCATTAAAGTAATCAATGGTAACTATTTTATTCACGCAGAGGGAATTACTGACCTCGCAAACGCAAAAACAATGTTCCACGGACTTTGTCAGACCCTTTGGAACGCTCCTGATGTTCTGTCTGCGTATGTAATAATCGCTGACGAACAGCTTGACGTTGTGGAAGGCTACAAAGAGTTTATCCACCATGAACAGATAGTGGCAGAGCCAGTAGAGGAACCAGTAAATGAGTAAAGAGTGGTGGAAATACGCAGGGATAAGAGCGGTCAAAACGATTTGTCAGACTGCAATAGCCTCAATAGGAACTTCTGCGGTTCTGTCTGATGTCAACTGGATAATGGTTGCGTCAGCTTCGGTGCTTGCAGGAATACTGTCGCTCTTAACCTCTTTGGCAGGTATCCCCGAAGTGCATGAAAAGGAGCAAGAAGATGAGTGACTTTTCGATGACCTCTAAGGACTTCGCTCTTGGGATTCGTGAGATTCCGTGGACTATCAAGGGCAGTTTCTACAAAGCGGTCTTTCCGCAGAATCTATTATACAATCAGGGCAACGGAATCTTTTCCGCAGACTGTAATTGTCTTGGAAAAGCGTTCATCTGGTCACAGGGAGTCCTTCCGAAGAACAAAGGGGAGTATTACTACAATCCCGGCAAGTTCGGACTCAAGGATCTGACGTGCGAGGAAATGATTGCCCAATGCACCGAGGTCACAACGGACTTCTCTAAGTTGGTTGCCCTCTGCCCAGAACTGCTCTTTATCCCAAAAGAGTGGACAGGCAACTATCCCCATGTCGGTTACTTCGTGGGTGACTTCACAAGAGCCATCAGCGGAGTCAACTACACTTGGAACACCATCGAGGCAACTCCATCTTGGAACGGCGGAATCCAATGTACCTATGTCGATGCCAAAGGCGGAAGGTATCGCTGCAAGGGCGGAGAAAAATCCTCTGTGTCTTGGCAGAAGCACGGCAAGATGTCCAAGTGGCTCGACTACTCAGACCAGACCTCTCTGCCGAAAGACGCACCCCTCAAGTACAACTTGCAGTGGTCGGGGAACAAGGCGATTATTGAGGTTATAGAGGGCAAGGGCACGATCACCGTCACCACAACAGTTAAATGATGGCTTGCGCTGGCCATGTAAGATCCAACTCCTTTTGATTTACTTCCTCAGCGCTTTTCCGGGCTTCGGCCCGGATTTTTTTATTGCAGCAAATTTCGTGTGATATTTCGTGTGATATTTTTGCCCAAAACAGCACAAAACAACACGAACGAGCACGAACGAGCACAAAAGGCGCGACTCCGGAAACCGTTGGAATTTCAACAAAAAACCCCACAACCGTTGAAATTGTGGGATTCAGCATTTGGCGGAGGGCATGGGACTCGAACCAATGAAGAATGTTGATTTTTCAATGCTTTGCGGATTTCGTGTATGCATTCGTGTGATATTTTGCTGAAAAGTAGGCATCGATCGCATCGTCAACACGCTTCCTCTCGGCACTGAAAGTGTGCTGATAGACCCTCTTCATAGTGTGCGGCGTCGACCAGCCTCCACGCTCCATAGCGTACTTCTCCGGGACATTCAGCTGCAGCATGACGGATGCATTCATGTGCCGGAGCTGGTGGAATGTCATCGAGGGCATCAGCTTCTTGAACTTATTCCTGATCTGATGGGCCGTGAGGTGTATCAGGTAGTCATCGAAAATCTCACCGCGTTTATATTTTAGATAATCGGTATTTTTTGAAATTAGATCGAACAGCGTTTCCGGTAAGTTTAACATTCTGTTCCTACTGGACACCTTTCCTCGGGCCTTTTCGGTCGCTTCGCCTTCGACATCAACAAGGACTTGGTCAATGTATATGCAGCCATTGCGGATGCTCGAATACTTCAGGCCCCTGATCTCTGACATCGACAGCGACAACCAGAGCGCCAGCATGCATGGCAGCTCGACATCGGTTCCCTGAATGGCATGGATCACGAAGTCAGGCTCCGGAAGCTCGAGGAACTTCGGGTCGCTTTGAGGCAGTTTGATGTCATAGCTTTTGTGGCAGATGTGCCGCAGAGAGGCCGAAATCAGCCCCCACGCGTTGCGAACAGACTTCGGTGACACAATCGTCCCTCGGTAGGTTTTTCGCTTGCTCTCGGCGTTTATGTGGTCTTGGAGCAGTATGTCTGTGAGGTCATCGACACGCACTTCCATGAGATCTTTAAAGAAGTTCGCTGCCGTGTGCCGGTAACCGCTGACTGTCGTCGGAGATAACAGCACGCAGCTCTCGATATATTGCTCTACGACCTGTCCGACCGTCAGATCGGGGCCCTTCTCCGGGGGCAATCCTTGCTTTTTCAGCTTGGCAGCTTCAAGGCTGCAGTCATCCTTCGTCTCGGCTGTCACCGATCCGTAGACCGGTTTGCCATCTTTCCGGCCAAGATAAACCTGTGCTCTCCAGTGGCCGCTTTTTAGTTTCTTAGGGGTTGCCATTTTTATACCTCTTTAAATATTCAAGATAGTGTGCTGCTTCTATAATTTGTTCGCGAGTTGCATTTTCCGCTGCGGCAATCAATGGTTCTATTTCATCCATGTATGTGATATAGGTATCACTTCCACCCTTTTCAGTCAAGCCAAGCAACCACACAGGTGAAACATGTAGAGCTTTAGCGATTGCGTCTACCTTGCTTCTTGGAATATCAACCAGCCCTTTTTCGATCTTATTGATAGATGCCCGGGATGTATATCCTGCCAGTTCGGCAAGTTTGGCCTGTGAAAGGCCTCGAACCTCACGTGCTTGTTTTATACGCTCTGCCAAAATGTCCATATTATCACCTCCAAAAGCATTGTAATACCTTGTAGAATAAAATGCAATATTTTTCCGTAAAAAAGTAAAATTAAGGTTGACAAGGGCAAAAAAAGCACTATAATTAGTGTAGAACTTGATTCAACACACAAGAAGGGAGGGTTTTAATGGATAAAGACTTATTGCTTTACTACATGAAAAAGGCCGGAATGACCCGGGAAGACCTGGCTAAGGCTCTTGGCATCACAGAAAAGACACTCAGTAATAAGATTTTGAGCAAAACCGAGTTTTCAGTGAGCGAAATGAAGAAAATTGCCGAAGCATGCGGTATCAGCTGGGAGATTGTTTGGCGTATTTTTTTCGGCCAGAGTGTAGAATTACATTCATCGCACAAGGAGGAACTATGAGCGATGCAATCATGAAAATTTCCGATATTCAACGCGAGCTTGGTATTGGAAGAGATTTGGCAGAGCGATACGCCCGAGAGAGTGGAGCGCTTTTGCCAAGAGTCAAAGGGGGGCCATACATGGTTCGGAGGCATATTTTTACGGAATGGTTTAACAAGGAGAAAGAGAAATGAAGGGGAAAATCAAAACAGTTATCTTTGGCATCGCATGGTGCTTAGTGTGGGGCGGCGTATGGCTTGCCTTGTTAATTAAATTATAAGGAGGAAAAAATGGCAGACACAATTATGGTATCGGTGCCTCTTGAGAGGTATCAGCAGTTTATCACGATGGAACACAATCTGGAGCTGTTCAAGCGTGCGATCTTCGGGGCGAGCAAGCTCGGATACAACAAGCACGAGTTGTCTTTTAGTGACAGCACACTCAACACGATCCTGAAGGTCACAGATCCGGAGTCCTATGAGAAGCGCCTTGCGGAGTTGCAGGCAGACAAGGAGGAAGAATAATGGGGATTCCAGTTCTAATCGAAGGTGAAAGCGGATCCGGAAAGACTTATTCTCTGAAGAATATGGATCCGAAAAAGGTCGGCATCTTTTCTGTCAAGAAGGGCACGTTGCCGTTCCCTGAAGGGAAGAACTTCATGGTTGCTAAACACGCAACCTATGAAATGATCTACAACAAACTAAAAGATCCGGGATTGAAAACCTATGTCATTGACGACTCACAGTATCTCATGGTCAATGAGTTTTTCCGCAAGGCCAACGAGAGCGGTTATCAGAAATACACGAGCATAGGTAAAAACTTCGCGGATCTGCTCACCTTTATTACCGATCAGACGCCGGACGATGTAATCGTATTCCTGCTGCATCACACGCAGGTGACATCAGATGGCCGAACAAAAGCGAAAACCGTCGGGCAAATGCTGGACAATTATCTCACTTTGGAAGGGTGTTGCGATATTGTTCTTCTTACTCAGACCGACGGATCTAATCATTATTTTATCACACAGTCGGACGGAATGACAACAGCTAAGTCACCAGAGGGGCTCTTCGACTTCAAGATACCCAACGATTTAGCCTTTGTTGAAAAGCGTATTCGTGAATATTGGGGTTTGAAAGGATCTGAAAAATGAAGCCATTACAACTCGAAGGAGAAAAATTTGGCAGACTAACAGTTCTAAATAGAGCCGGATCTACAAAACAAGGTGTTTCACTTTGGCTGTGTAAATGCGATTGCGGCGCAATGTTCATCGCGCATAGTCAAAGACTCAAATCTGGACAGACTAAGAGTTGTGGATGTCTCAATAAGGAGCTAATCATTGCCAGAGACATTTCCCGAAGAAAGAAAAAAGACAGCCCATTAAATAGTTATCGTTTGTATCGAATCTATAACGGCATGAAGAGTCGATGCTATAACCCGCAGGATCATCGGGCTAAATATTACCATAACTTAGGCATTCAGGTTTGCAAGGAGTGGCTCGACTCATTCGAGGCGTTTGAGGCATGGTCACTATCTCATGGATATGCCGAAGATCTGTCAATAGACCGTATCAATCCCTTTGGGAACTACGAACCTAATAATTGCAGATGGGCAACCGCAAAAGAACAAGCAAACAATAGAAGATCTAACAGGGAGGTGCACTAATGCCCGAAAATAAAAAGATAAAGCAATCTGATGAAATTATCAGATACAGCATTAATGGTAATGGTTATGATGAAATTACATTTTGGTCAGATGATGAAAGGCTTTTCGGAATGGTGTCTGACTACATAAAGAACGTCATTGATGCCATGAATTATCGTCGACAGCTTCAGCGTATTAAAGGAGAGAGGTTATAAAGATGCCTATACAGTGGAACATGATCGAAAAAACCGTTGACGAGAACGGCACGACTATTACCTATCAGCACGTCCGGAAGCCCTGGCTGACGATCGAGAGTCGCAAGAGGCACATTCCGCACTCCGGAAGGCCCGGGACTTGGGATCACACAACCTACTTCGTTCTGGTGAACGGCCACGATGTCAGCGAGCATCAGGTGTTGAAGGATGCCAAGAAGTATGCGGAGGATCACTATGCCGACCAGTGACCGGATAGATCCGAAGCGCACTCGCATTAAAGTCACCGAGATCCTCGACCATGTCGGATACGAGATTTGCCAGAACTACTGCAAGTATCCAGAGCAATACAAGGACGAGAAGACCGGTGAAGAACTGGAAACTAAGCTCTATGAAGAGCATTGTAAGAACTGCCCACTTGGGCTGATTTAGGAGGAGAATATGCAATTTATACACTTTACCACTGCCGATGGACACAATGAGTTATACATCAACCCTGAAACCGTAGGCAATCTTATTGGTGATGAATACGAGGCAGATGGTGGACACACAATATTCACCATAATCGAGACCACTTATGGAACATCCTACAGGGTAAAAGGTGATCCTGAAGATGTAGCAGATTTGCTCGGCGCAGATTTTCAGACACGGCATGTATTTGGTGATCATTTGATTTCATCGAGGCTGTATTGGTGGCTTTTTAAGAATGAGATCATGGACGTTAAACAGTTAGAAGACGTTTGTCAAAATGAGCATGATGCAAAACTGCGCTATAGCATGCCTCATCAAGTTGTTGTAGAAATACATAGCGTTTTCCCGATTAAAGTCGCAGGCAGGGAGTATGAATAGGATGGGAAAGTTAAAACCATTTGATAAACAACAGACAGAATGGCTCGGCCTCTGGTATCATCCTGAAAGCTATGGCTTTACGTCTGAAGCCCTCAATCTTTCAGATCTTCGAGAGTTTAAGGGAAGAGTGCGTCTCTATGTAAGAAAAAACAAGTTCTATCAAAAAGATTCAAATCGACCAAACTATTGTTTTTGTCTTAAAGAATCATCTGCGTTAGAAAATGACAAGCTCGTCGAAATCATAAAAGCCGAAATACTCGACCTTGATGAAATGTACATTTCTTGTGCAGACGCTGCAAGGTTGGCACGATCTGAATATGATGGGCCATACGATCCATGTGATGTCTATACAACAAGCGATTTTGAACAGTATGGAGAAACACTTCAAGAAATACTAAACAGAAAAATAGAAGAACAATATTCGGAGGATAGATAATGAAACCAATCAAAAACTATAACAACACACCAGCATCAGGCGACTTCGAGAGACTGCCGGCAGGCGGCTACGTCATCAAAATCACGACCGTAAAAGACGAAGATGAGAAACAGTATCTCCGCATCGTCTACGACATCGCAGAGGGCCCGGAGGCAGGCCGCTACAAGAACGAATCCTCAGAGAACGACTACCGTCACAGCTTCGTCAGATCCTACAAAGAGACAGCGCTGGGAATGTTCAAGGCATTCATTCTGGCCGTCGATGCCAGTAACGGCACAAAGTTCAATGAGCGCATCGAAAAGGGCTTCCCAGAGCATGAACTTGTCGGCAAGCTGCTGGGCGTCGTCTTCGGCTATGAAGAGTACGAGACCAATGCCGGTGACGTCAAAGAGCGTCTCAGGGTCGCAAACATCATGCCGGTCGACAGGATCCGCCAGGGCGAGTTCAAGATTCCAGAGCTGAAGAAACTCAAGGCAAGCTCTGAGATCCCGATGCCATCAGGCTTCGTACCTGTTGCTGATGATGATTCTCCTTTTTAAGCCATGCTGACGCTAATTGAAGATAGTAGGCAGCAGAGCGGAAAACATGAGCTGAAGCACAAAGCGTGGGCGGAACAGCACGTCTCGCTCACGCGGTGCAAGCTCCCCTATGGGGATTATGCGCTGCCTCCGAAGGTTGCCATCGACACTAAGGCCAACATGTTAGAGATTGCCGGCAATATCGGCGGCCCGAAAGCGGAACACAAGAGGTTCATTGCCGAATGCAAAAAGGCACAAGAGGACGGATGCCAACTCTACATTCTTGTGGAGAACGACGAAGGCATCGAAGACCTTGAGGATGTGGCGAGGTGGTTCAATCCACGCACCGCATTCAGCCCGAACTGCATTCAAGGCTCGAGGCTCGCAAAGGCAATGCATACCATCCAAGAGCGTTACGGCTGTGTATTCATGTTCTGCGCTCCGGAAGATGCTGCCGACATTATCGTAGACCTGCTGAGGTGACCGATATGCCAGATGCAATAACAACCGAACAGCTCCTTAACATGCTCACGAACCGCGTCTATGACGTGTACTGTCAGCTCCACCAACTGCTGAAGAAGTGGCTGGCCGAGAACCGGGACATTGCGCAAGACATCCGGCTCCGGCCATACTACATCTACATCATGGAGTTTTCAGACAAGGTCGAGGGCGTGCTGCAGTTGCTGAGTAGCGGCGACACTGAGGCAAAATCAAAATTCATTATAAGCAAAGCGAAGGGAGTAGACGAACTTGAAGGGCGAATCATCCAATTTAACAGAAGAAACCAGAGCGGCCCTCATAGCAGCAGCTCCTGATATACTACACGACATTCAAATTATCGAGGTAGAAAAACCGGCCGAAATCAAGAAAAAACCGGTCGTAATCCGTAAGCTCAAAACGGCCGCAGAATTGCTGGCCAAAGAACTTCCGCCATTGAAGATCTATGTCGGCAGCAACGAAGAGGTTCCATTTCTCGTCGAGGGCACCTGCATCCTGTCGGCTAAGCCGAAGCTCGGAAAGTCATGGTTTGCGCTGTGTATGTGCCTTGCGATTGCCAAAGGCGAAGATTTTCTCGGCTACAAGACACACAGGTGCTCGACATTGTATCTTGACCTCGAGACCGGCGAGGGACTTCAACAGCGCCGCATCAACAAGGCCCTCAAAGGGGCTGAGATCCCTAAAAATTTCTACATCGATGGAACCACCAACAAGCTCGATGATGGGCTCATAGAACAGCTCGAGGCTTACATGCAAGAGGATCCTGACATCGGCGTCATTGTAATCGACGTCTTTTCCAAGATCCGAACCGAGAGCAAGAACCGGCAGGAGTTGGAATACGACCACGCCTACCGAGATCTGAGCCCACTCAACAGCTTCGCAGACAAATACCATGTTTCCATCGTCTTGGTAACGCATGACCGCAAGAGCGTGGATCCAGACGACCCTTTTGCGAATATCATCGGGAGCACCGGTCAGCTGGGCGCAACTACTCAGATGATCGTCATGTTCCGGAAGTCGAAAAAAGGCTTAATCCACATCTCGGTGAAGGGCAGAACCATTGACGGTCTTCCGGAGTTGAACGTCAAGTTCGAAAATGCGGAGTGGATCGTTGTAGATAGTGACGGCGAAGGCGGCTCCGAAGAACAGGAACTCATCGACCAGTATATGTCGTCAGAGATCCGACAGGCCGTGCTTGCAATCCTGGACGACCCCGAAAATAAAGGACAGTGGCGAGGCAGGTGCAGTGGCTTAATCGATGATGCGTGTAGTCATGAGATATGGCTCGGTGGAGGGCCTAAAGAAGTCGGTAAATTTTTATGGCTGCATAGGCCGCGCTTCGGTTCCATTGACCACGTTAAAATCACGCGAATCAACAATGGCACCGGCAGCAAATATTATGACATACAAAAAATATAATATTGAACATATTGATACTGTTGATGGATACGCGAAATATATATAAAAGAAGTTACATTTATACATATTATCATACCAACAATATCAATAATATCACATAGTGTTTTTTTGTAACACAGGAGGAATACAATGAGAATATACATCAGTGGCCCGATCACAGGGACATCGGACTTCAGGGAGAGATTCAGGACAGCAGCCGAGAGATTGACGAAGCTCGGGATAGACTTTGTGAATCCGGCGGAGCTTTACAAGACGATGCCAGGAGCGGCTCATGTCGACTACATCAAGGTCTGCAAGAGCATGATCAGCACCTGCGACGCAATGATGGTGCTTCCAGGCTTCAACGACAGCAAGGGCTGCATGGCCGAATATGAGCTGGCGAAGAAGCTGGGCCTGCCGATCTGGCTCGACCTTAACAGCACGGTTCCGAAATATGACTAATCCGTGCGATATGTGCAAGCGCATGAAGTGCCCGGACGTGTGCTGGCCGAAAAAGGACTATCAGAGGGCACTCAGGAAGAAGAAAAGGAGACTTAATTATGACACTTTACGCGATCAATGAACAGATCCAGAACATCTTAGAAAGTTGCTACGACCCCGACACCGGGGAGATCTATGACGAGGAGCTCATGGTGCAGTACGACAGCCTGAGGCTCCAGAAGGAAGAGAAGGCCGAGAATGTGGCTTGCTTCATCAAGAATCTCGAAGCAGAAGCAACTGCCATCAAGGAAGAAGCCAAGAAGCTCGCTTCAAGGGCTAAAGTGGCCGAGAATAAGGCAGCCCACTTGAAGGGGTATCTGCAGTTTTGCCTTCAAGGCGAGAAGCTCAGCACGCCCAGAGCAGCCGTCAGCTACCGCAAAAGCAAAATGGTGGACGTCGAGGAAGACGCCTGGCAGTTCCTTCCGGAGCAGTATCTGCGCATCAAGCAGCCGGAGCCAGACAAGAAGGCGATCGGGGAAGCCCTCAAGGCAGGTCAGACCCTTCCGGGATGCAAGCTGGTCGAGAATGTCAGCATGATCATCAAGTAGGAGGGCGCGATGAGAGTAATTGACGCAGACGCACTGATGGAAGCGTTTTATGAGAAGTGCCCCGGAGATTGTGGAATATGCATGGCGGCAGATGATTACGACCCTTCTGTGCCGTGTGGGTTGATAAAGGAAGCGCCAACCATCGAGGCAATGTATAACGGTATAGCGATATTTAGGAATGATCGGGAGCCAATAGATCACGCAGATGACCGAGGTTTTTACGAATGTGATCCGAAGAAAAATACTGAATGCCGCAAGACCGGCTGTTATATCAACGGTGGAGAATGCAGTCACACCACTCATAAAGAATACAGACGAGGAGCACAATCATGATAGTAACAATTTATAAATCCGACGGCGAGAAGGTCTCCTTTTTCGACATCAAGGAGTTCACGGTCTCGGGACCGATGAAGATAGTCGGAACGGACGAGATCGAGTATAGCCAGCATGGGTTCCATTTTAAGGAGGAAGAAGATGCCTAAGTATGTGAGTAAGAGATACCTCAGAGAGAAGTGGGACGCACTGAAGTGGGACATGGAGCATGTAGTCTTTGAGGGCGAGGGCGACAACGTGGTGGAAGAGGTCGTGCGGATTCGCTTTGAGTTGCTTGACCTCATGGACTCCATCAGAAAGGAGATAGAATGTTAGCAAAGATTTGTGACAGATGCGGAAAACCCTATGGGGTTCACGATGACCACAGGGACAAGGATATGCTTATCCATACATGGGACGAGGTTGTAAAAGACAAGGGTAGGGTTGACTACACCTATGACAGAAAAGCAATAGACATCTGCCCTGATTGCACTAAGAGTTTCGTCAAGTGGCTTGAAGGTGATGAGTGATGAGTATCTTGATTAAGGGCATGGAGATGCCGAAGTGGTGTTATGGAGATGGCGAAAAAACTTGCCCTCTTGCGTTTGCAGGGTGTTGCATGGTGAGTCCTAATTATGTAAAACACTACGAAAAAAGCCGCCACCCCGATTGTCCATTAGTCGAAGTTCCGCCACATGGTAGGTTGATAGATGCTGACTATTTTCTGAAGCACTTTCAAAACGGACGTGGTGGCGATGCGTGGGACATGAAATCAGAGTATGAGCAAATGGCAAAGGTTCTTGATCGGATGCCGTCAGTAATCGAAGCGGAGTCGTTTGAAAACATTCTTACGAATCGTAACTTTTCCGCAAAGCGATTGGTCGAGTGCGATGACTGCAAGCACTTAACCAACGATAGAATGGCACCGAACTGGCAGAGAAGATGTGAACTTTATGGAGTAGGTAAGGCAGAAGATGGCTACTGCAATGATGGCGAAAGGAGAGAAGATGAATTGCGATAACTGTCTCAGGCAAGGCATGTGCAGTTATGAGGCGGAGTATAAGGCGATCGACGATGAAACTGCACGGAAAATTACAGAAGAAGCAGATAAAGCCTGTGCAAAATGCAAGGAACTGAACTGTTGGGAGTGTGAGTATGTGCACTGGAGACACAAAAGGAGAGAAGGTGTTGTGTAAGAATTGCCCATATTTCCATATCAGACTTGAATACAAAAACAAGTATGAATGGGGGTTGGCTGAATGTACTAAGCATAATCTTGTTACAGATTTTCGGAGTAAGAAAAAGTTTGAAACATTAAGTTGTGTTGAGAGCGAAAGGACACAAGATGGCATATAGAGAACACAGACTCAAGGTCTTACCGCAATACTACGAGGCGTGGAAAAGCGGTGTTAAATGCTTTGAGTTGCGAAAAGACGATAGAGATTATCAAGTAGGAGATTTTGTTTGGCTTTGCGAATGGGACGGAGAAAAGTTTACTGGCAGAAGTTTCTCAATAATACGGATTGACTACATACTTCGTGATTGTCCTGAGTATGGATTGATGGACGGATATTGCATATTAGGTTTCGCAAGACCACCTATCACTACCGAGCCGAAGCATGGAAGGTGGATTCCATGTTCGGAGAGGTTGCCAGATAAGTTCGGCAAAACGCTTGTAACCTTTATTTCTGCGGCGGGGGCGTTGTGGACACGGGTGATTATAGCGAATTATTCCGACCTTATGGGTATTGCAAAACCGTGTTTTTGGATTGGCAATGTTGGTAAGAACGATTTTGAAAATATCAATAGTCAGGTTGTGGCATGGATGCCCTTGCCTGAACCGTATCAATCAACTACCGGTCAACTAAATAAGGAAGGGGAGTCAAGATGACCCCTGAACAGTTCGTGTGGGGCGTCCTGATCGTGGGCGTTGTGTGATGGATTTGCTGGGAGGTGCGGTAGGTGAACGAACAGGAAATAATATGGCATTTAGAGCATAAAAGGATGGGATTCGCAGATCCGGTTGCTGACCTTATAGAGGCTCTTTACGGCAAGGAATACTGTGACAAACTCTTAGAAGAACAGACGGAAGGTGAATAATGACCGAAAAAGATAAAGAAATACAAGAATTGCGCCGGCGTGTGGCCTATCTGGAGCAGAAGATCTACGAGCTGAACACTCTTCTGGATAAGACGCCGACAGTCGAGGAGGCTGTGCAACTAATCCGGGATCACTGTAACTACAACGATGAGTGCCGGAAGTGCAAGCTGCACGACACCGAGGGTTGCAGAGTCCAGAACAGCCCATACAACTGGAGGATGCCGAAATGAGTGTCCCGAAGGCACGTAAACCGAAGACGCACGTCACGCTTACGCAGAAGGACATCACGCGGATCCGGGAGGAGGCCACGGCCAGAGCACTCGTTCTGGCTACGGCTTACCTCATGGATGAGATGGACTATGACGAGGATAGGCTTATCGGCTTCTGGGAGGGTGTCTCGCGCTACGCCAAAGCTATCGACACGAAGATCATCAGCCTGAGGACGGTGACGCGCATCATCGAGGACCACACCGGCTTGACATTGGGGGCATGGAAATGACGGCAAAACAGTACCTGCGGCAGCTGTCGAAACTGCAGCACCGCATCGACATCTTAAAGGACGAGATCGACGAGCGTCGGACACGGCTTGAGTCTTCGGCGGCTCCGGAGCTGGGTGACAAGGTTCAGAGCTCGCCTAATAGTGACCGCTTTGCGGAGGCAATAGCTATCCTGGCAGACAAGGATCTTCAGCGCCAAGAGCTCATCTACATCTACGAGCAGATGCGCGACAAGATCGTAGATCAGATCCTCGAGCTGGAGAATGACCAGTATTCTAAGGTGCTCTATGAACGATATGTCAGATGTAAGCGCTGGGACTTGATAGCAGACGAGATGCATTACAGTATCCAGCGAGTCTTCCAACTTCACGGCAACGCATTGGTGACATTTTCTCAGAAGTTCAAGGTTTAGAGTATATTAGAGTAAAGGACATGTTATTATGATAGTGTCAGAAGTGACGGACAGACCGGTCTTGACGTCCGGCAGTCTCAGGTGGTTCTCCGCTGCATCGTAAAGGACGTGTCCTTGCGAGGCCGGTTTGTTTTTTATACCGCACCGAGGTGTGCGGTTTTTTAATGGCATGATCAATTATTTCGAGACACACATCACGGAAGCCTGCAATCTGAAGTGCCGAGGCTGCTCGCATTTCTCAGTCTTCGCGAAGCCGAAGCATAAAGACCTGGGCGAATTTGACCGCGAGTTCAAGCGACTCTCTGAGATCGAGACCATCGGGACAATGCGCCTCATGGGTGGCGAGCCTTTGCTGAATCCGGACTTCATGGAATACTTCAGAATCGCCAGGCATTACTTCCCGGACAGCTACATCGTCCTGGTGACTAATGGACTTCTGGGCGAGAAGATAGTTCCGCACATCAGGGAACTTGCGAAGCTGCGTGTAGACGTGACCATGAGCAACTACCACCTTGAGAGTCAGCATCTTGAAGTGCTCGATAGAATCATCATGAAGCAAGTCCACGAGAAGGGCCAGCTCTATAACATCTCGCTGGATCCAAGTGGATCTCACGACAAGGAGATGTCCTGGACACTGTGCGACATTCGCTACTACAAGTGGTACTACTTCATGGACGGCCGGTTCTATCCTTGCTGCATCGGCGGAACGATCCACGACTTCTGGAATCATTTCGGACTGGATTGGGGTATCAAGCCGGAAGACATCAGCATTGACATCTTCAACCACACGGCCGAGGAGATCGAGGCATTCCTGGACAAGCCCTGTGAGCTCTGCAGGTTCTGTGCGACTGAGATCCGACAGACGACCTACGCACCATTCTCCAGGAGCACCGGCGACATTAAGGAGTGGACGATCTGATGCAGGCCTGGGCGAGTGAGTTTTACAGTTCGGTGGCATGGAAGCAGTTGCGCGACCTGGTCAAACATCGCGATGCGTTTCTTTGTCAGGACTGTCTGAAGGTTGGGCGATATAGTCCGGCCGAGATAGTGCATCATGTTGTCGAAGTTACTCCGGGCAATGTAGACAACGCGAACATCACGCTAAACCCGGAGAACCTTATCAGTTTATGCCGTGAGTGTCATGCGATACGGCACGGAGCACGTCAAAGACGCTACACGGTGGATGATTTCGGGCATGTCACGATAAAATGACTCCCCCCTATTTCGTTTTGTAGGGGGTAGCCCTCAGGCAC